TCGATAAGGCTCCCTTCCTTGCCCTCAGGTGGACCCCGGTTCACAATGAGGACTACGGACGGTCCTATGTGGAAGAGTATATCGGTGACCTGATCTCGACTGAGGCTCTATCAAAGTCTGTCGTTGAGGCTGCCGCCAACTCTGCCAAAATCATCTGGATGGTTTCACCTAATGGTGTCACCAAGGCCAAGGATATCACCGAGTGTGACACTGGTGATGCCATTGTTGGTCACAAGGATGACGTTCACTGTCTACAGGCTGACAAGCAAGCAGACATGAAGATCGCCTATGAGGTGATCAAGACCCTGACTGAGCGGCTGTCCTATGCCTTCCTCCTGAACAGTGCTGTCCAACGTAACGGAGAGCGTGTAACTGCGGAGGAGATCAGGTATATGGCCGGTGAACTGGAGAGCGCCCTTGGTGGTGTCTACTCAGTGTTCACTCAGGAGTTCCAGATGCCCCTCGTGATGCGTGTCATGGACCGTATGACGAAGGACAAGCGTCTGCCTGAGATGCCCAAGGATGTTGTCAAGCCAATGATTGTCACCGGCCTTGAAGCACTTGGCCGGGGACAGGATCTACAAAAGTATACCTCGCTCCTTGAACTACTTGGAAAGCTTGGCCCTACCGCTATGGCATATCTGAACATGGGTGACCTCATCAAACGAGGTGGCACTGCTCTGATGATTGACATGGGCGGTCTGATCAAGACTGACGAAGAGATGGCTCAAGGTCAACAACAGGCTCAACAGCAAGCACAACAGCAGTCCATGATGGACATGGCTGGCAAGGCTGCTCCCGCTGCGGTCAAAGCTATGAGTGACGCAAGTCAGGCTCAACAGGCTGGACCGCAAGCACCTACTGGATAATAATTGTCGGCTGAACAGGTGACTATCAATCTGGCTGCTGAGGCTCCAACCACTACATTGGAACAGCAAGCTATCGCAATGGGCATCGATCCTACACAGGTTGATGCTAACGAAACATCACAGACCGCTTCATCAAAGCCTCCCATTCTCGGCAAGTTCAAGACTGCGGAAGACTTGGAGCGGGCATATGTTGAACTCGAAAAGAAGCTAGGCTCTGGCAATAACAAGAGCACCCCTGCCGACAGTACGGTGCAGGACGGCGACACTGAGAGTGAAGGTGATGAGGATACCCCAGCGGAAAGTGTTAAGTCCGCTGAGGCTTTGGCAAAGGAAGCCACAGGTAAAGCCGGGTTAGACCTCGGTGAGATGTCGAAGAAGTACTGGGCGCAGGGCGAGAGCCTTGATGACAGTGACTATGAGGCATTAGCAAAAGCTGGCTACCCTAATGATCTTGTCAACAGTTTCATCGAGGGTGAGAAAGCAAAGGTTGCTCTCCAGCGTAGCACCGTGATGGTCGAGGTTGGCGGTGAAGACACCTATGCCACCATGACTGACTGGGCTGCTAAGTCCATGAGCGAAGCTGAGGTGGGAGCCTATAATGAAGCCGTGAATGGCAGCGACATGACAAAGGTCATGCTTGCCGTCAAAGGCCTCAAGGCTCGCTTCGAAGCTAAGAACGGTATCGAACCAACCCGCACCATTGAGGGGCGAGGTGGTAGTTCTAACAATGGTAGCTCCGTCTATGCCTCAGTCCGTGAACTTATGACTGACATGGGCAAACCTGAGTACCAGAAAGATCCAGCATATCGTGCTCGTATCGAGGCGAAGCTGTCACGATCCAATATCATGTGAGGTAACTCCTTGGCACAGCCACGGGACTACACGTATGACAAGGCGTATCGAAAGGCTCACAAGGCTGAGGATGCTGCAAGGCATCGTGCTCGACGCCTGATGATTAAGAAACACGGTAAGGCTGCACTGGCTGGGAAAGATGTGGACCATGTAAATGGCAATCCCATGGATACACCCAAGCACGGTACACGAAACCTAGCCATCACTACAAAACACTTCAATAGAGCTAAACACTAATTACCTTCCGGCCCACGAAGTTCGACTGAGGTTGAACCTAGAGGATAACCTGTTCGGCAAGTGAAGTTCATTTCTAAACAATTCTTTCACAAGCCCCTACCGCATGTGCGGTTGGCAGGAACATTAAAACTATGGCAAACGCAACCCCCTCTCGTATTGGTCAGTCCCTCGGTGCTGGCGACGTTCGTGCTCTCTTCCTGAAGATCTTCTCCGGCGAAGTCATGACGGTATACGATGCTAAGACTATCATGAAGGACAAGACCCGTGTTCGTAACATCACGAATGGTAAGTCTTCCTCCTTCCCCGCTATCGGCACCACCAAGGCTGCCTATCATACAGCCGGTGCTGAAATCGTTGGTGACATCATCCAGCAGGATGAGAAGGTCATCACCATCGACGATCTGCTGCTCGCCAGCACGTTCATTGCTCTCATCGACGAGGCTATCTCGCACTTCGAAGTTCGCTCTGAGTACTCGAACCGTATGGGTCAGGCTTTGGCGCAGACCTACGACCGCAACCTCCTCTCGCTGGCAGTGAAGACTGCTCGTGACACGGGTGCCGGTGGTACAGGTCTCGGCGCTATCGGTCAGGGCAATGCTGCCTCGGTCGCCATCGGTGTTACACCTACGGCTCAGAACATCGTCGATGCGTTCTACGCTGCGGCTGAAGCTCTCGATGTCAAGAACATCCCGCAGGAAGGTCGCTATGCGATTGTTCCGCCCTCGACGTACTGGAAGCTCGTCACGAACGACAAGCTGCTGAACACTCAGTGGTCCGGTTCGAACGGTAACTACGCTGACGGTTCCGTCCGTGTCGTTGCGAACATCCCGGTTTACATGAGCAACAACCTCTCTGTGAACCATACGACTGCTACCGGCACGTACCCGGACTACTCGTCTAAGTATGCTGTTGATGCGACTGCTACGGCTGCGCTCATCATGCACGGTGATGCACTGGGAACAGTGAAGCTCATGGATCTGTCTTCCGAGATGGACTACGACCTTCGTCGTCAGGGAACACTTATGGTGTCCAAGATGGCAGTAGGTCATGGGGTTTTGCGTCCAGAGGGCATCTACGAAATCAAGAAGGCTTAATCGAAAGCCAACTAATCAGGGGGGTCCAGAAATGGGCCTCCCTTTTTCGCTTTGAAAGGATCGGATGAAAGAGTGTATCGCCTGCAACGTAGACAAGGATGATGATAGTTTCTACACGGTTCAAAAGCGTGGCAAGCCATACACTATGAAGACCTGTAAAGCATGTCACCAGAAGCTATGCAAGAACTGGTATGGACGAAACAAAGAAAGTTGTAATAACCGGGCGATAGCATGGGCAAAAGCTCATCCAGCGAGGACAAGTGCGTTCGCTAGCAAGTATGCGAAGGTCTATTACTTCCGCTGCACCTCGTCCATAGCTGAACGGGCAATAAAATTGTTTAGCCGTATGTCAGACGAGCGGCGCTTCAGGTTTGCGAATGCAATTCTGGAGGCAGCTTCTACTAAACGAAAGTGGGCGCAAGCATGCCACCACTACAAGCTTGATGAAGAGCTTGCGAACTACTCAGGAGTTTAATCAATGACAGAATGGACTGGTCCAATAACGAAACTACAGGCTCTCAACGTCTGCCTGTCTAGCATGGGTGAACCTGAGGTAGCGACTGTTGATGCTGGTGGACTTGATGCACAGATGGCTGACCGGCTGTTGGACGAGACATCTGCCACTGTACAAGCCAAAGGCTGGAGCTGGAACCGTGAGGTACACAAACTCAGCCCCGACATCAACGGCTACATCTATCTGCCCAGCAACGTCATCACGGCTGACACCACTGCGTACCATGCAAGCGTCGATGTTGTGCAGCGTGGCCTGAGGCTCTTCAACAAGAAGGATAACACCTACGTCTTCTCCTCATTCCTCACCGTGGACATGCTTGTCCTCCTCCCTTGGGATGACCTGAACTTCAACATGCGTCTCTTTGTGACAGCCAGTGCTGCCATGATCCTACAGCAGCGCATCTTAGGTTCAGCAGAGGTAGACAAGGCTCTCAAGGCTCGCACGGGTGATGCGTGGAATGAACTGATGCGGGACGAGACACGCACAGGTGACTACAACATGCTCAGGGATAACTGGTCTAATGCCAGTGTCCTCAACCGGGGCTACTTCAGCAGGGGGTCATCGCTCTAATGGCGCTCATGTCCATTGCTGTGCCTAACCTGATTACAGGGGTGTCACAGCAGCCACCGGCTCTCCGCCTCTCCACCGCAGCACAGTTCATGGACAATTGCTGGCCCAGTGTTATCTCAGGGCTAAACAAAAGGCCAAACACTGAGGCTATCACCAGCATCATGGCTAGTCTTACCGCTGGTTCACTGGTGGGACACATCATTGATAGAGCT